GTCCTTACGTTCTTCATCATTCTTCCACTTCTCAGCAAGGCGGTCCTTGTTCTTCTCATAATACTTTCTATTGGCAATGGATTTCTTTTCTTTATTTGTCATCCTAGTGTTCCATCAATTCCGCATTTTGCGATGAAATATGAATCTACAATATCACTTATTGGGCTGATAATTTTTTTCGCTTTTGGAGTTAATCGTTCCTTGAGATCTGAAGGAGTGAGTAATTCATTTACAAAAGATTCATACATCAATTCTTTATTAGCATTTCCCTTTCCTGTTGCATATTTTTTAATAACAGTAGGTGGAAATGATGTGAAAGGAACTCTCAACTTCCACATTTTATTTTTCAATAATCCTGTATTTTCGGCGATTGAACGCACGTGTGATTTTCCAACAGTAGCATAAGCATATCCTTCAATGAACACTTCTTCGCATCCTTGAATCAAACCGTATGCCCATCCAGCAAGAAGTTCGTGTCTTTCTTCTTCATTTCTCCATTCTGGATATGGCGATGCTTTAATATTATCTAACCCACACCAGGAGGCAAGTTGTTGTTGTCTCTCAGTATGAGATAGATAATGTAAAGTACACCTATCAAAATCAAAATGTCCACCATCGCTTTCCTCTGTATAAATGCAAATTGCAGGGGAAGTTAACGAATAGTCAATACCAGCTATCTTCTTCTTGTTCATTTACACCCCCATCTATGGGCATTTCTAAATAATGTCCGCAGAAAGGGCATAAATGTAAATCCGTTATTTCCCTTGATAATATAACATATTCTTTTGCGCATGCATCGCATACGATATCTATTTCTGCGTGTTCTTCTTCTGTCCAATTAATCTCTACCGGCACTGAGTACTCCATGTACGTTCATATTTTTCTCCGTTAATTTTTCTTTTGAATTTTCCAATTATATCCTTCTATTAGTCCTATTAAAGACATAAGTTCTCGTGCTGATGGAAATCTTTGCTCTTGGCCATAATCCCAAAGTAACTCATCACCAAACCAAACCTTTAATTGATTTCGGCGAGGTAGTCCAATCTCTTTAGGGAATACAGTTTTACTGAGTCCTGTATAATTCTTTAATTTTGTGCGGATTAATTCTGCTTCATCCTTCAACCCGAATTCATTATATTGGATTTTCCAGGGAGATTTTTGTATCCATGCGGATATCCATTTTTCTTTATTAAAGTTTCTATTACATCCCCCGAAACTTTGTACTAATTTAGTTGCCATTTAGCAATTCCCCCATTCTGGTTCTGGTATATGATTCCATGGCTCGTCATCTTCCTCTTTAACTTTTATTTCTTCTTGTTTTAACATGACCCCTGCACGTATTTTGGAATGTTCTGCATTCCACCAGTTCATTAACTTTTGACGGTCAACGATACCGGCCCCTTCTGTTTTTACAGGCCTGACTTCTTCACCGGGTTCATACCAACGTTCTCTCCAATTATTTACACCGACATCACCGGCATTCTCATCCCAATACAAATGAAAAACGCCGAGATCAATATTATCACTTCTGAATCCCTGAAGAAAATTAAATATTCCCAGGGAATGAAAGAATTTAAATGCTGGGTCTTTATATATTGCTTGTTTTATTTGAGAGGCCACAAAATATCTCATTTGTTCTCTATTTATTTTTTTGTGGCCATCGTTTATAGAATCCTCCCAGGAAATATCCATTTATTCCTTTTTTTCTGGTTTTGGTATTAGGGGATTTGCTGGCTTCTTTTTATCATACAACATTTCTATTGGAATAGGTAAAACTTTTAAAGGAACTTCTACCTGTATATATCGTCTATTTCGAATGAGTGTCAATTTAATTGTATCTCCGATATTATTTTTTATTAACTCATCAGAAAATTCTACACCAGTATTTACAGGAACATTATTGATACCTACTATTGTATCCCATGGCTTTAATCCTTCGGGTATATCAGTAGTATTTTTACTTATTATTAATCCATAAGTATTTGGTAAAATTTTCTTCAATTCTGGATTATCTTTAAGGATTCTATTTTGTTGTTCTTCTTTCCCTATCAATGTAATAATCTGCACTCCTATTGCAGGCCTGTCCACTCTTCCTCTTTCCAACATTTGAGCAAGAGAGTATTTTACTACATCACTTCTAATTGCTATGCCCACACCAGAGTATTGCTGATTACGAGAAACAAGCAAAGTATTAATTCCTACTATTTCCCCCTTCAGGTTTAAGAGGGGTCCACCGGAATTTCCTTTATTGATTGCGGCATCTGTTTGTAGTGATTTGATGTAGGGGTGCCGAGCGTGTCTATCTTTACTGGAAATAATTCCTTTTGATAAACTCCATGCCATTCCCATAGGATGACCAAAGGCAAATACTTCCATACCCATATGAACATCTTCCTCATTGGCGATTTCTAGGTGTGGAACTTCTTTAGTCCTTTCAGATACTTCAAGCAAGGCTAGGTCAGCAAGAGGATCTTTACCAATTACTTTTACTTCATATTCTTTCCAATCTTCTTCATCATAATAATATAAATTTATTATTTTCTGTTTGTATATACAATGAAAGTTAGTCAAAATATGACCGACTTTATCTATAACAACTCCTGTGCACAAAGCATTTGGTGACTGTGCTGATGGTGTTGCGGATTCATTTGATGATAGTAATACTATCGATTCTCTCACTCTTTCTATTACTTCTGGAGAAAGGGTTTCTGAATAAGAAACTCCAGAAAAGACAAATATAGAAAAGCATAACAAAAATACTCTTTTGAGCTTTTCCATTTGTTATCCTTGAAAATTTAGTGAGGGGCCTTCCGTGAGATTTTCGTTTTGGTCTGGTAATGACTCTGAATCAGATTTTGGTGATTCCACATCTTTAGGAAGTACGTCCTCCGGGGTTATTAATTTGTTATCCTTATTGGTTTCATTATCTACATTATCTGTAATACGCATTATCCCTGGCAATGTACCATTCTCATTAATGCATTTTAATGCTGTTTTAAGGTAAAGATCTCCTAATTTTGTGGGACCCTCTAATGTGATTTGACCATATTCTAAAAATGAAAATTGTTGTCTAATCCTATCCATAACACAGAAACAATGTTCTACCATTAGCCTTTGTTGCGGTGGTGGTGGTGTTACTCCAATAAGGGCTGGATTAGCCATTACTATCCACCTGTATGTGCCGTTATAACACCCAACTATAGAATCACCAATTAATGCCGATGGCCATCCTAATTTCTCTGCATCGAAAGGAAATCTCCGGTCTTGTTTTATTCCTTCTTCGCCTACCTGCTTTTCGATAGATTTTTGTATTGAATCCGTTCCACCTATTATAACCAATGGAACAAAAAGTATTATAATACTAAACACCAAACCCAATTTCAAACCACTAAATTTCATATCGTCCTTTTTAATACATGTGATAAGTGACATCTTATGCAGACGCTATCACCCATAATAGTATTATTATGATGAATAGTTCTGCTGCTAGTAGGGTATGATACCACACCCACCGGGTCTCATATTGTTTACCTTCATCGAGTTTGACCTTTAAATGACCTTTCACGATATCATAAATTATAATAAATTTATTTTTTACAATACTATTAAATTTTTGATAACGTGCTCGAATTCGTTCAATCCATTCATGAAGCTCTTCTCTATTTAACAATGAAGTCCCCCCCAAAAAATAGATGGATTTTGTTGATATTGTTAATTATTTATATTTATGTCGTTGGGGTAATATCAACTATTTCACACCCTCCCGCTGAAGTACATGCAAATTCTTGACTAGAACTAGTATAATCTTGTGATTCGAATTTTGATAGTGTACTCCAATCAACCTTTTTTGGCATCTTTCCTAATAATTCTTTATATTCTTCTTCCGAACAATCCTGATATGGTGCTTGTCTATACGTATGATCGCTAAATGGTAGGAAACTAATACCACTAATATCATCAAAATTGTCGTATACCCATGCAGCAGTGTTTACCCACTCTTCTTCCTTGACGGAAACTGTAACACTTGGTTTATGTTCACACCACTCTTTCGCATATGTGTGCCAGAGTGATAACTGTTTCCACGCAGACATATCATTTCTACAAATCGCCCCTTTTGGGCTCTTAGAAGGAAAAGAAAAAACCGTAGTATGGTCAGGTTTAGTAATATCCGGTTCATTCGGAAAACCTTCTTGTTTCATCATTTTACACAGGGGATCTTTATTATCCGCTCTTACTGTACGAATATAATATGGATTATGGCGGGCATGAATACCAGAAGCAGAATCAACAAGCTGAGAAACAGTACCACTAGGTTTGACACACGTAATGGCAGCTGCTCGATTGATTCCAAGTTTTTCAGCATACTCCTTGTTAGTTTTTACTGCTACTTCTCTTAGCTCATTTAATGTCTTTTTAATGTTACCTTTTGAGCCGTTTGTTATGGCACAATCCATAATTCCGGTGAGACTAACTCCCAGGAGTCGTTCCTCTTCGCAATTTCTTCCCCACTCTCTTGAGAGGTATTTGAAGTTTGTGAGAGTTGATTGGAAAGTTCCAAGGATTGTCGCAACCCTAATTTTGTCTTTGATAGATTGCAAAGTGTCGTTGCTTCTAATGACAACTTCGGACAAGTTGCAGAATTCCCTGGATCGTAAAATGATTTCGCTGCAAGGATTTGTGCCGAAATCATCCTTTGCCACTCTTCGCTGAATGTATGTGCCATGTTCGTCCTTTTCTCTACTATTTAGGTCATTTACATGATATTTCGCTGACATTCCATTGTAAATACCACGTTCACCAGACTTCGAATCATAGAGGGAAAGCCACTCACGCATGAATGTTCCAACATCTGGTTTTTCTTTATAATTAACTGAGTTATTCGCTAGTGATCGTTGTTTGTCTTTTTCCCACCACTGGCCAGATTTTGCAAATCGCATTTCGCGATCATTAAGATCAGAAAGAGAAATAAGGGCGGACCTACGAACACCGCCCACAACGACAATCTCAGCCGTTTTGCATACAATATCATGACATTCTACGGGCCTAAGTTTTCTTCCCGATGCTTCTTTAAATGTATCTACTGTAAAATTAAATAGATCTACTAATGGACCGGGACCAGAAGCTCGTCCTCCAAAAGTTTTTAGTGGTGCACCAGCAGCGCGAACCTTGCTAATATCCCATTTAGGAATATGCCCACCATATAATAATGAGATAAGTTCTTTGAAAGCTCTGGCCCATCCAAGTTTTGAATCAGCAACTACAATAGTAGTTTCTGTCTCATATAATTGTTCTGGTACAATTGGAAGCATATTTGTATATGATTCCTCTACAGAAAATCCGACACCAGTGCCATTCATCAAAATATAAAGAACTTCATCAAATGATCTTGGATGGTCTACCTTCACATAGGAACAATTATATCCCGCTACATTTTCTTTTTTCAGAGCGGGACCTGCTGTCATTAAACATCTCATAGAAGGCATTGTCTTCAGTTCTTTAACAGAGTTTTCTAATTCAACTCTTTCTCCATTGGTTAAATCATATTTACATGTTTCTTTCAAATGTTCTGTAAAAAAATCAAAGTATCTTTCTACTGTTTCGTGCCATGTTTCTCTTCGCCCTTTGTCATAATCCCACCTCGCATATCTTGATAAATGTATAAATTGTTGGTATTCTGTAGGTAGCATAATTTCCTTCTTCTTTCTATTTTAATTTGTCTAAAAATTCTCTTGATTCTCGTTCTGACAATCCGTACTTTGACATAACCCAGCTTCCATTAAGATTGTCTTTTATAATTGCCATTTCTTGTTCTGAAAAGGTCTTTGCATTTAATACATAATCTTCAAATGCTTCGCAACATAATGGAAATTTTGGTTTTACTAATTCATACATTGCATTAGCATAATCTTGGATTTCGTCTTGGGCGTGACTATCTCCTCTTAGGTGGTAAAAATGGAAAAAGTTACGTAAATCAATTTTCCATATTACTTCTGTATAACTGGCCACGGGTATCACTATTCTTGCAAGTTCTCTTGCAAGATTCCAATCTAATAGGTTGCGGTAGGCGTTAGTTGCTCCATCAAAAATACGAAATATTTCAAATTCGAGTTCACCTGTGCTCGCACCTAGTTCTCCCTCTTCTCTACCTTGTTGATTTGTTGTTGATTGGGGTTTAAGATTTTCCCCTTTTGGAAAATAAAAGTCATCTGACATGACTGAGTATCGACCCGAATACTCGTTCAGATTTGCCGTCCTATGGCGGACCAACTGGCGCATTACGAATATAGGAAGTTTTATATGGAACTTGACCTCGCACATCTCAAAGGGTGAGGTGTGTTT